AGAAGTTATCTATCGTTGCGGTGTCCGCTCTATTGTTGGTTTTTCATTTCCTGCTTGTTAGCCTCTAAAAAAGGCTGTACGTCTTGTTCTTTGTGGATTTGTATCTTTCCCGTCATTGCATCCTTGCTGAATGTTTCAATGATACCTGTTTGTGGGTCGATATCTTTCATCATACAGCCTTGACCTTTTTAAATATATTAAGTTCCTCAGCTGTGCATGTGAATGTTTCGCCCTTTTTAACTTGGCCTTTGCTAGTGGCTAGGTTTTTAAGTGCTACGTGCTTAACTACTTTTTTAACTGTCTTTTTAACTTTCTTTGAATCCGTCATTTTATCAGTTCCGAATTAATGGGCATCCTTGCCCTTGGTTATTCCTATGAAGTTAGGGCAGTTATGATGCCGCTTGACTTCTCATTTCTTGCCTCAAGTGTATATTCACTAAGGATTTGAACGCGATCCGAATCACCAGTTTTAGCCAGCGCTTCTTCTTGGAACTCGGCCAAAGTAGCCATTGCCCACATATCCATTTGCAGCACAAGCATTGAAGTTTGTACTTGAAAACGGTTAGGGATTAGAGCTAGTGAACCAAAGTCTGACACGTAAATATCAATCGCAGTTTGCACCGTAGCGCTATTACCATCAACAACACGCTGTGCTGCACCCGCTGCGCCACCGTTAACAATGCCAGATGTGGCTTGTTTGATAACTGAGCCGACCATAATGGTATCAGGCTCGCCGCCCTCATCCCAAATAGAGGCTAAGACAGTCTTTAAATCTGCCTCATCAAACGGTCGGTTAGTACCTGGAGTGTTTACATCCGTACCGTCACCAGTAGGAGCAGCAGCACCTACACCACCATCAAAGTTAGTGGCTAGCCATGATTCAACGCCGGCTAATTCACGAGCAACAGACTCTGAACCAGTTACTTTAGCGTTGTTTGCCAATAGTGCTGATTCCATATCGCGTTTAAGTTCTTTGGCCATCTTCATGATCTGGTAATCCATTTCGTCACCACGACCGGCAGAGTCGACTTGACGCTGTGTACGTGTTACACGTGGAACCTTATCGCTAATCTGTGTAGTGTTACCTAAGCGTACCGTTGGGATAGCTGCGGTTGTTGTTGCGTCATTACCTTCAATCACGGCATTTGATGCGCTAGCAGTTGCTAGTGAGTCTGTTTGCCATTCATGGTTAGTGGCTGTCGCTGTTGTGTGTGCAATACCTGAAATAAAAGGTGTTTGCGTTGGAGAAATATCATAAATGATATCACTTAAATCTTCTCGATTACCGATAGCATCGTATGTGCTTACCGTATCTACTGGAGTTGTCATAATTTACGCCTTACTGTTAATTTGTCGTTTAAGTTTTCGCAAAGCAACGGCATTTTTATCATTGGGATTAGCTTTAAACGCTTTGAGCGCTCTATCTAAATCCGTTTGTATACCCTTTGCATTTGCTCTTGGTTTTGTAATTACCGGCGCTTTTCGGACTTTCTTTTCTATAGCAACATTTTTACCGTTCTGCTTTTTGTATCGTGCTGCATCTAGAATGACGTTGTAATCTCTAGCTGTTAAGGTAGATTTGTCAGCATCAGTAAATCCTGCTTTGGCTGCATACTCGCTCATTAACTTCATATCGTCTTTGAGTTGTTGAGTTTGCTGTCCATCGCTAAACCATTCAGGGTGAGCATCCATAAGCTTTTGACTTTCTGCCGCTGCATCAACACTTTTTGGTGCTGCTACATGGGCCTCGCTTAATAGCTTTTTACGCCTGTTTAGTTTTTCAGTATACTTAATATACTCTTCCGGTTCATACTCTCGTAATTCTGTGAGTTCTTCAGGTGTTTTCACGCCTTCGTCGATTTCAGCTTTTAATATTGCTAACTGATCATTAACTTTAGCTTGGTCAGTCTTTAGTTGCTCTCTATCAGCATCTAAAACCTTCCGTTCATCTGCGTTCGCCTGACTCTTACGAGTATAATCAGCTTGCATTAGCCCGTTATCTTTCCACTCTTTGATTTGAATTGAGCTTACTTCTTCACCGTCAATATCGTAGTAAAAAAGGTCTGTCTCCGCCTCAATAGCTTCTGTTCCCGTAGCTTCTTCCGCTGGTTCTTCAGTTTCCGGTGTAACTTCTTCATTAGCTTTCGCCTCTGTTTCAACTACTTCATCTACTGGTGCATCTTTCGACACATTAACAGCTTCGGCGTTTTCGGTTGGCGCTTCTTGTGAAGGCTCCGTAGTACCTCGGCTAAGTTTAATTCTTTCTAATACTGCTTGTTCTTGTGTTTGCATTGTGAGTCCTGTTGGTTATTCACGGTTATATAATACGTCTAAGTTGAACGTTGGCCCTCTCCATTAGAGTAAGGTTTGCGTTCTTGCCCTCTTTAATTGCCTTAGTAAATTTATCTAAGAACAATTTAAATACTTGTGATTGATTCCATGCGCTAAGTCTTTCAGCGTCATCACCTAGTTTTGCTGATTCAAATTTATTTAACAAGTCACCACGTACAGCGATAATAAATTCCTGTATAAGTGGGTCGTTTAATAATTCATCTGCACGTTGAGCCTTTTGTATCTGGTTTTTTAACTCTGTTTCAGTTCTCATTGTAAGCCGCCAGGTAAGTCGGTTTTGTTGTCCAATTCCATCTTAGTTATTTTGAGCGCCGTATCTTCATCTTGCTTTCTATGGGTTTGTGCTGCGTCAATATTAAACTGTCTGATATCTTCTTGAAGATGTGTAATTTGAAACTGTGCGTCTGACTGTGCTTTAAGTAAGAATGCGCGTTGCTTAATCTCCTCGGCTTCTGCCAGAGGGTTTTGTAGGTTTTCTAACTGTTGCTGTAATTGAAGCACTAAGTTATTTAATATTTCGTTTTCAGCTTTCAATATTTCGTCTGGTTCTTCAGGATTGTTAAAGAATTCATCGACTCTTGGAAACCCTAAACCATCAGTGATCCGATTTAATGTATTGTAAATATCAACCTCGTCGACTAATGGTGAGCCACCGGCTTTTAATTGTTGTTGAATACCCAATAAACCTTGTAAGCTTTCAATTGATTTCTCATTGTTACCAGCACCTAAACCAACATTGGATTGTACATGATGTTTATACTTCCATGATGTAGGGTTAACAGTTAACGCTTTGCCTAATACTCTGATTTCTGTTGGTGTGTCTTGGAATCGTGATACTAACCATGCGATACCCTCGTAAAGCTTTCTAAAGCCTGTTTCTGCGTAGTTGCGGGCGATAAGCTCCATCTTCTCGTCGCCTTTCGCCTCAATGCCCATAAACCTTGTAGCTGTTTCCTTGCCTATTGCGTCAGCGTCTAAGCCCTGGTTAGCCATATTCGCGCCGGTTGTTTGTGCCCTTGCTCCATCAACATATTGAATGACTTGCAATGTACGGTCGCCAATATAAGGTATCACTAAAGGGAATACTGCTTGTTGTGGCGTTATCTTAGTGTCTTCTTCTAGCCTTACAATGCCATTAGTTCTCACCGTTAACATATCATCTAAATCAACATCAGGATGTACAACGTTACGCGGATTGTTAACCATGTAAATATTGTCATTCATACCACGAACTAACGCTGTTTTTTGTAACTGTGTTGGGTAAGTTATTTCTGCTCTACTTCTGCCGATAGCCTTGTGAGGCATTAATATTGCAGATAATGAAGCGTAAGGGGTGTGGTTAAAGTATTCGTTTTCTAAAACCACGTTGCCTGAAATCATTACATGTCTGCGCTCTGCGATACCGTCACCGTCAAAATCTACTTTTACATATAAGTCTGAAATTTCTACATACTCACTTGCCCACTCATTTATTGTACCGTCTGGATTATTACCGCCTTGGTCGCGATCACGAACTGATTTAATGTTAGAGTTTCGATTATCCTCTGAGTCAACAGTTGATAGTTGGTTGATTAAGTCACGGCTAAAGCCTTCAGATAATAATTCACCCCGGGTCTTTCTTACTCTATCACCGACTAATTCAGCATCTTCTAAGCTGGTAGCGTTTCGTGATATTAAGAATGATTCAGGTGGTATGTTGAGAATACAAACCTTTTTAGTTTCGCGTGTTACTTTAAAATTTAAATCCCAAACACCCGGGGATGTTTCTTTTTGCCCAGTTATCTCTGACTTTATGATAGTCGGATCGTTAAGGCTTTCAACAATACTAGATAGTTCATCGAAATCAACGCCGGTAAATCTTTCTTCGTCAACTTCTTTTTGTTCATCAATGAAATACTTAACTACGCCATTCTTTTGTATCTCAGCATCTTTGAGCCATGCATGTAATATTGCAAAACTTCCTGGTTGATTACGGATTATCCAATTAACATACTTTGTTTTTTCTTCCGCTTCGGTTACTTCTGCTTGATTGTCTGTATTGGGTTGGAAGGTTACTACATCACCTGAACCATAGAATATACGCATTAGTGAAGGCATATCCGCTTCAACTACATCAGCAACGTCTGTTGATACTACGCTTGATTGATTGGGTGTTGCTATGAATTCGCCGGTTTTATCACCAAGATAAGCGGCTAAGAATTTGGTATTCTCCCTTGAGAACTCGCCATTATATATAGCCGCTTGCTCTTGCGCTTGGGCTAACAATGAAACAAGTTGTCTTTCAGACATTTTTGCCATCTAAAATTCCTTGGTTGGTTTTTACATATTATAGCAATTAGACAGGTAACATTGTATACTCACATAATGTCATAAAATACTTACAAGGAGTCGTTTTACGTGAATAGATTTACAGAAAGGTTACATGATAAAGGTATTTTGGTTAGGGAGTTCTGCGAATACTGGGGTATCTGTAGGAGAACTTATGAAAGAATGCTGGCAAATCCCGATAAGCACGATAAGTTAAACAAGATGATAGAGGGAATAAGGTGAATACAATTAAAGACTTTTGTTATGCCGCCACCGTTATTGATTACTGTCCTTTGTCTGGTTCTTTGAGAAGGCATGGTAAAGACGTTGAGGCTGGTACTTCAAGGAAAGACGGATACAGACAAATACAAATAGGAAAGAATTTCTTCCTATCACATAGGCTCGCATGGTTTATACACAACCAAGAGGTACCCGACTTCATAGATCATCAAAATGGCAACAGAGTGGACAATAGAATCGAGGATATACTCATGGAAGTAGCTAATAGTTATTTACATGATTTAAATAATGCCATTGAACAGCAATACATAGCCAATGAACTGAATCTGCAAAAACCTTCAATACTAGACCAATACAAACTCAACGATATAAAAATAAAAGCTCAGTGGGTTGCAGTTAGAATAATAGCGGCACAACAAGATAAGGCAATAGAGAATATAAAGGACATCAACTAATGTCTCACACAAGACAAAAACTAATACGGTTAAAGAACTCGCAATTAGATACTTTAATATCCTTATGTAAGAAAAAGAAGCATGAAGATTTAAAAATTAAGTTAATTAATTTTAGAGATAGATCGTCAAAACAGTTGGAGAATGGTGAAATCGAAAGCGGGTGGATTCAAACAACGTTAGAAGCACCGTAGTTTAGCTTCTTTCTTTTCTTCTTTAGTGGTGGCGTAAACATTAACATCATTATTGAATCAGCCATACCAGGGGAATCTATCCCTTGTCGCTTCATTTCTTGCTTGTTCATTAATTGCTGTAATCCGTTGGTGTTATTCTTTCTTGGTATTCTGCATAACTCAGACCTTAACGCCGGCAAACTTTCTATTCCATCACTATCAAAGCTAATCATTTCTATTGGATCAACATACTCACCTTTAACCACGCACCTGTAAGTGTTGTAGCATCTATCAGCTAACAAAATATAATATTGCGCTCTGTTGTTTTTAAATACTTCAGCGTTAGTTAGGTCGTTCTTCTTATTACCGTACCCTGGCTGATATATTTTCTCTGCATTATCTTGGCCCTTACCTGATAGCGAACCCTTAAACATGTGCGTCTGTGTTCTTGTGCCGTCGAGGTTGTTAGATACTTGACGCTTAAGCCCTGCACCCATGCCGTCACCGTCCCATAAAAACCAATCGGCTTTGTGTTTCTTAGATAAGTCTGTAGCCCAATCGCAGCCAACATCAATTTCACCTGTACTTCTTTCGTATACATGCTGAACTATTGAACCATGCCGCATAGCATAGCCTTTGTTATCATTTCCCGTATCACTTGGATCATGTGCTGCAATCCTTGCGCCTAATGGCTTGAATACTTCTTTTAACTTTTCTATCTTATGGGCGTCAACACAAGCATCGAACCATTCAGCTTTGATTATTGAGTCTTCAACCTCATCATTAAACTTGCCTTCCCATATCCAATCATATTTAGCCCTTGATAGGTTTTCATAATCCCACTTTCTTAAATTCTCTTGCTCATCATTCCACCATGGGTTATCACGCCAGTTAACCACAATAATTAAATGTAGGTCATCTTCGTAATAACCGTGTCTTTCTAGTTCTCTTAGGTATGGCACTATAAATCTTTGGCTAAATGGATCGGCACTTGATTGTGGGTTGGCACTAAACCAACATTCTGCGCCTGGGTTTCTTAGTATGGTGGGTAATAGTTTATCGATAGAAGCTTGGCTCATTGTCTGCGCTTCTTCAAACCATGAATACTTATAGCCTTGTGCTGACTGAATTGAATTAGGATTTCTTGATGCGCCTTTGTAGGTTGTTTGTGCGCCCTCTGGTGATATGATTCTTTTTTCTTGTACGTTCCATCCAGTTAACATTAATCTATCATTGATAGAACCCTCAAACACTCTATGTACAGAGTCAGCTATTGAGTCTTGGAATTCACGTAAACAATATATATCAGCTTTCTCTGTTGCCATTTTGAACGTCAACGCGTCACCAATGCCAATTGATTTACCTGAACCCCTTCCGCCTATTGCTATTTTTAATTGTTTTTGTTTTGTTAAGAAGGGTTCTAGCTTTTTATTAATCTCAAGTTTCGGCATTAATAAATTCTACTGTCCATTTATTATCTGTTTTGAAGGTTTCACCATCAGCGTTTTTAATCTCTACTGATTTCTCGTCTGGAAGGTATTTTTTAAGCAGTGATAATCTAGCGCTTATAGCGATGTTTAGCCGTCCAACCATAGGGCCGTCTAACTCAACCTTTTGGTCTTCTAGTTTCTCTATTGTATCAAATATATAGGATACCTTACCTCTTTCAGATAAGTAACGTCTTAATTCCTCTCTATTTATCTCTCTTGATGATACTTTTCTATTAGCCATTTTAGTGAGTCCTCATAGGTTATTCACTCGTTAAAATTATTTGGTTTTCTTTCTATTTTTGTGCGTGTTGGTTCTTTGTCCACGCCTTGGTTTCTTGTGTGCCATGATTTACGCCTTATCTGTCCACGTTGTGCTTACTGGTGTTTTATCACCCCATGATGTTACTGCGGCAGACTTATCGCCCCACGTTGTTGATACGGCTGCTTTGTCAGTCCATATATTAGATGGTACGCCTTCTCTCCATACGCCAGCAGCCCAAACAGTAGAGGCCCACAAGCCACCTTTCCATACTCCGTCAACTTGTAAGCTCATTAGACATCAAACGGATTTGCTGATCCGTCACCTATTATTGTTACGCCATTAATCCTATTTAAGTCTGAACTAACATCACCACTAGCACTAATGGACATGCTGGCAAAGTTATTAGGGAAAGCTTGAGATAATGAATACCCTGTTTTACCAATGTTCCAATTACCTTTGTTGTCTAAAGCGCTTGTTGCTATCCCTGCCGCCGTAATGTAATTTGTTGGAATGCCAGCCGTATGCGTTAGCATGTTGCAATCTACCTGGTTAGAAACCGTAAATACAAATTTGTTAGTGGTTAGCACGATATCATCTACAATGGCATCGACAACCGCTAAAGCTGTTTCGGTGGAATTCCTTTGATCGTTTACTGTGATCCCTGTTGCGTTATTTGTAAACTGACAGCTACCGAAAATAGCAACATTAGTCGTTGCAGAGCAATTAGCATTGATTGTTAAAATACCGCCGATTGCATTAATCGCAAAGCCATAAGTCCCTGTGCCTTGACCGGCGTTTTCTATATCTACCTGTCCACCGCCCCAACTCTGCAAATCAAATGTTGATGCGTTAAGCGCTGCGCCAAAATCAATTGTTAGACCTAAACCAAATACTGAAGCTGATCCGCCCCATGTAAACGCGCCAGCAGTGCCAATCGTAAACGTACCAAAGAAACCACACTGAAAGCCGTTAGAGGGTGGCAATGTTACGTTACCTATGCCACACAAAAAGAAAGCCGGGCCTCTTGGGTTAGATGTATTGATCCCTATACCCGTAATAGAACCTGCGTCATGGAATGATGTTCCACCTACCTCTTGACCATTTAAAGCGACTGTATAATTTGAACCTGTGAATTTCATATTTGATGAATCAGAAGGGAGTACAAGAACCGATCCGGGGTCTATCTCAAAGTCTGTTATTTTTTCAATAACAGCAATAGCATAAGCATCTACCAAGTTACTTGATGGGTTCGTGCTTGTGCCGTTTACACCTACTTCTTGACCTGGTGTTCCGTTGACCGTATCAACAAACACACGACCACCTTCATAACCTCCGTTCCTAACAGTAGTGTGAACTTGAGCAGGTATTACAGAATATTCTGTTGTATTATCTGGATTAATTAACCATGCTGGTGTGGTAGTTAAAGTATCGGTAGAAGCTACGGATGAAGTTACAATGGCCTCCTGTCCTTCGCCAGTACCGCCAACCAATAAAACTTTAGCCCTTCTAAATTGATCGTCTATAGTGACAGCGCCAGCACCTAATTGTATTGAATTGTCACCGCCGCTTTGTGCTGTTCCATCGGTGAATATTATTGATGAAACTTGCCTTAATTTCTTACCGGCTGAATTATTAATATTGTGGGTTGCACCTGTCAGCACTCTATCCCAAATAGCTTTAGCAATCTCAACCATACCTGTTGCAGTTGAAGCGATTGCGTCTAATCCTGTAGAAATTAGCGAAACCTGAGTTAATCCAACCCCTGCCGCGCCAATTTCATTGGTGTCAACTTCAATGTCTTCTAGCCTAACAGTGTAATCTGACTTAATAGTATCAACACCTGAAGATTGATTATCAATTCTAAAGTTACCATCAAAAATAAAGTTACCATCGGTACAGGTGGATTCTAATGTAATTTGCCCTTGACCTTCAATCTCAACTTTATTACCAGAACCCATATTTTTAATAGCTATTTCACCTGAAAATTGTCTAAAGGTAACGTCTGTATTGTCTATAGAATTGAAATCGAATTTAGCGTCACTACCCTCAACCGTTCTGATTTTATCGAACCCATAAGGGCCGGTAGATGCAGAGTCATAAGTTCCTGAGATATAACAACCCTCGCTTGCTTGTACTGGCCCCGATGTTATGTCTGTTAGTCTACAGCTTAAAAATACAACCAATGCTGTGTTCGTTGTTATGCCTGAGACAAGTGCGCCTCTGATTGTGCTGTTGTCTGTATTTTGTCCGTCTAGAATTAACGTCCAGCCTGAACCCGTCATTAACTTACCTGTCGTTGCACCTGATAGCGTTAAGGTAGAACCTGGGGCTACTTTAATAGTGTTGATATTTTGTGATGCTGATAGAGTCAACGCATCAGCCATACCAGCAACGGGGTTCCTTTCTGTGCCGTTAGTGTCGGGTGTTGTACCACTAGAACCGTTTATACTGTCAACATGAATAGCGCCGTTGTACAATGGGTCGGATTTAGCTACACCGTTGGCTGTTGTTATAGCGCCGCTTGATACAATGTCTGTTTGTGCTAAATTCTCAAACGTACCAGTATAAATAGCATCATAAGCCGTGGTTGTTAGAATATTGTAAGTTTTGAAATATGGTAGAGCACCACTAACAGTTACTTGAAACTCTAAAATAGTCGCTGTGCCTGTGTCTGTGGTGTTGAATGTTGTTGAGTACCAACCATCAGTATCATGCGTTGCATTGCCGCTAGCGTTCTTCTGTGCGAATGCTGCGCCATCTTTAGATAGTTGCATGTCAGCTTGTGCGATTGTCAGTCCAGTTTCAGGCGTAACACCGTCTCCAGAATCTAAAAATGGCCCGAATCTAATAATCTGTGATGTGCTTTGTCTTAAATCAGCCATTTCTTAACCTCGAATAATAATATTGTATTTGGGGGATTATACCACCTGTTGCCGCATCACCAATACTTAAATAATAAATGTCTCTTGCGTTGCCATCAACTATCTGCCAGTCCAATGTAAAACCGTCACTGTCATTGCTAATGAAATCTGCTGCGCTTTGTATTCCGCCATTCGTCTTTGCTGATATACATAACGCTGTTGAGCTTGATTTTGATGTATTTGTTGTTGTTACATTATCTGCGTCATATACGTTAGCGTAAGCTCTTATTGATGATGATGAAGCAAACCCTTGGTTGATTGTAGCTGATGTTTGCACAGCGTCTGCATTAGGATTATTTATTGATTTAAAAAATGTTGTGTGTGGTTCAAACCCTACACCTGTTGTAGCTTGAGTTGATATAGTGGTGGCTTGTGTGAACATACCTGCTGCGGCATTTATAGTACCACCCCAAGCTATATACGCTAATTCCTGTGTACTACCAGGTGGTGTGTTGTTATCCAACGTAAACCCATCACTGTCGTTACTTACAAAGTCAACGTCAATATTTAAAGAGCCACCACTACCCATCTGAACTGCAATTCTATCCTCAGACTGATATCTAAATGAATCTGAGGTTGCTTGGTTGTCTAGGCTACCATTATATATGACATTTCTAGCGCTAGAACTAGTAGCTGCCCCTTGTGTGTATCTAATCTCAGCTGATGTTGCGGATAGTCCAGCCTGCACCCATATTTCAACCGCTTTGGGTTCAAATCCAACTCCTGTAGTTGAAAAATTACCTGATGAATTAGGGAAAGTAGCAAAGCCCACATCAACACTTAGACTACTACCACCCATAGCCATGTAAATAAAGGTTACTGCTGTGCTTGTGGTTGTCCAGTCAAGTGTGAATCCGTCTGAATCAAAGCTATCTAGTGTGGCAACACAAACATGTGTACTTGAGCTTGCTGCTAAATTAACCAAAACGCCATCATCAAATGCTTTAAAGGTATCTGATGTGCCTAAGTTATCGAGTGAAACACAAGAAAATCCAAATTGCTCTGTTGCACCACTACCACTAGCTGCACCTATACATAATTCGTAATCATCAACAATAGAGTTAGATGTGTCTATACCTATTATTCTGACAAATTTAGGCGTAAAGCCTAGCCCACTAATAGCTTGTGTTTGATTAGTTGTTGGTGCGGTGAATGTGCCTGTGAAGGATTCTAAGGCCATCTAGAAAGTATCCAGTGCTATCCAGAATTCAGTCTCATCTGTGTAGTCGTGCGGTGATGTTACTTTTAATTCACCTAGACATAAGTAATCAAAGAATCGCCTATACTGGACGTTGGTTGATAGTTTTCCGATTATTGTAATAGCGTGTGCTTTTTCACTGGCTGTTAGATTCATTATATCAGAAGCTTGATTGCCGTTGATGCGAGTACCTTGATCGACTTCATCAATTAATGAGTGAAATAGGTGTACCGCTATCTTCTCGCCACCAGTACCGATTAGTCTTGTGAATAATGACATACTCTATTCATCCTGTTTGTTTTTCAATGCCTGTTCTTTCAGCAGTTCAATTTCTAATTTAGTTTTTCTGAGTATTCGGGCGTTTACTAATATTAAATAACTGGCGAGTACAATACCTAATGACATAGATATTATTGATAGATATCCTGGTAGCTCTTTAAGTATCCAACCATCAACGCCAACACCTGTTGTTGCCACTGCGACTAAAGCAGATAGTTTAGTATTCACAGATAACCCCCACAACGTCCGCATGACTCTCTTTTTCCGCAGTCATGACATCTACCCCTGCTTCGCATTTCATCTCTGTAAGCCCTTTTCTTTTCTTTGTTCAGCCTGGATTGAATCGCTTTTTGAATTAAAACTATAAACCATAGAAATATACCTATTTTTAATAAAATTACGTCCACTTGGCAGGCTCCATGTCATTATAGCTAGCATAATTAATATTAATCCGTTTGATGCTAAATCATAATAAAATGGTTCTAAATTAGATTCGTACATAAGCCACCCTATCAAATTAACAAATACCAATAACTCCAAAATACTAGCTACATAAGAAATATAGTTATTTTTAATATTTAACTTATTGAGTATACCATAAATTATAGTGGCTGATAATGCGTAGATAAATGTCACATCCTCATCCGTTGGAATAAAAAGAAGGTGAATCAATAAGTCATCAATTAAATCTCTAAATTGAAACGCTGAAAACCCAAATACAAAAACCAAAGCGTTAGCCCTGGTTTCTTTGGGTATCATCAGCAATGCAAAGCAGAAAAACAACAACGAGGTAAACATTAGACTTTTCTTTTGTCTATTTTAGGCGCTTTTCTCTTGGTTGGCTTTCTTCTAACCGGCTTCTTATTAACAGGCTTCTTATTTTTTTCAATGGACTGCTGGTTTGTTTTCTTTCTTCTTCGTTGCTTTCCGTTTCCTGATATACCCGCCATTTTCATTCACCTTTATTTAAAATTACATTATACCATAGTTATTATATAGCGATTCTATCCGTTATTCTGATAACCGTTTCATTAAAATTTGATTTGCTTGCTTGAGGTTAAAAACCTCTATCCGTAATTTGTCTATCAATTTTCGATGCAAACTAAGCAAATCGTTTTTAGTAAGACACATGCTCATTGTCGGATATTGCCCAACATCTGTTACTTCATCTTTCAGCAGTTTTTCATAATCATCATCATCCAAAAAATACAATTTCTTCATAAATCCCCCTGATTTTCTATCCGTTATTTTGTTTCGATACAATTATTGACCGTCTCGGCATACCTTAGTTGGGCTTCTTCTTTTGCTTCTTCCAAACTACCCAGACTGTATAAGTATCCGCCGTATATCAAATGCTCGATGTCGTAGCTTGGTGACTCTTTCCAGCCCTTCCATGTAATTAGAAAATCACCTAATGGTGTTTCGCCTCTTACGTGGTTATACGAACATTCTTTATTTGGAGAGCTTTTCTCTCCCCAATTAATAAGTTTTACTTTCATGATCCGGTATCTTTATTATTTGAGCTAATGTTTTCAAGCGCCGTTTGCAGTATGTTAATTGGATTGTTTTCATCTACGCGCCTCGTT